AGCGGGGCTTGGAGTAAGCACTTCATCAAGATTTCAAAATCGAATCGATGGATTCTACTTACTGCTACACCTGGGGACACGTGGATGGATTATGTTCCCGTATTCGTGGCTAACGGCTTCTATAAGAACCGAACGGAGTTCAAAAGGAACCACGTTGTCTATAACACATATTCACGATATCCCAAGGTGGATCGCTACATCGGCGTGGATCGTCTTAATCGCCATCGTCGCGAACTACTGGTGGAGATGAGGGTTGTACGTCACACCACTCGACACTCGCACATAGTTCACGTTGATTTTGACAAGGAGATGATGGATGCCGTATGCAAGGATCGATGGAATGTCTACGAGGATCGTCCGCTAAAAGATGCGGGAGAACTGTATCGTGTTTCGAGGCGTGTTACGAACAGTCATCCATCGAGGATGAACGCGATTTGGCGTCTGCGCAGTCTGCATCCGAAATTGCTTATTTTCTACAACTTCAACTTCGAACTCGACATTTTACGGAGTCTTAGTGACGACGTCCTTACCCATGAGTGGAACGGACACAAACACGAAAGTCTACCTGAGGGTGATGAATGGTGTTACCTAGTTCAGTACACAGCGGGGGCAGAAGGATGGAATTGCATCACTACTAACCAGACTGCTATGTACTCTCTGCCTTCTAGTTTTCGTAATTGGGAGCAATCTTTCGGAAGGACGGACCGGCTAGATACGCCATTCGTTGATTTGGACTACCATATTCTTCGGTCTAAGTCCATCACTGACTACCGAAATTGGAAGGCTTTGATGGAAAAGAGGAACTTCAACGCCCTCGACATGGCCGATCTACTATAGTATTTAGTTAAAAACTGTAAATACTATATAGTATTTGTCAATTTTGCTCTAAAAACCTTTCTCAGAATGGTTTCTTAATACTATATAGTATTAAAGGTTACGTATAGAAAAGTTTTTCCACAAGATATTGGCAAACTAAATACTAGGGAGGTGAGTTATGCGAGAAGAGTTTCTTCCTATCAAGGACTTTGAGGATTCATATGCCGTATCTAACTATGGTCGAGTCATCAACATCAACACCGATCACGAGGTACATGCCTCATTCAATCAACAGGGCGTACTTAGGGTTAACCTAGTTCGAGCATCCCGAGTGTACAACCGTTCGGTCAACCTATTGGTTATTCATGCGTTTGACCCACATTGGTCTGAGCGATTCAACTCAGTAATCAACATCGATGGCGACCGAGGTAACAATCATATTTCAAACCTGGCCGCTAGACCACGTTGGTTCACCGTCCGCTACAACAGAATGTTCGTACCTGGCTACACAGCATCGTATAAGGGTCCGGTTAGAGATGTTGCTACTGGGGAGGTATATCCCAATAGCCTTGTCGTAGCCAAAACCTTTGGGTTGATTGATGCACAAGTTAGAGAAGCGATGTTAAGTCGCACGTTTGTCTTCCCAACTAACCAAATGTTCGAAGAAGTAGAGGTATAGTATTTAAAAGTACCCATATCATGGCATATAATGAATAGGGTACTGCTACTATTTTTGTTTTCGCCCTTTTTAGGAGGTATTATGCGTGAAAGTGCTTACCAAGCCGATCTCGTAAAGCGAATCAAAGACCTGCTACCTGACTGTGTTATTCTCAAGAATGATTCTAGTTACATGCAGGGTGTACCAGACCTTCTCGTTTTGTGGGAAGACCGTTGGGCCATGCTAGAGGTAAAGGCGTCTGAGAAGGCACCGCTACAACCCAATCAGCTTTACTGGGTTCGTGCCTTTAACGAGATGTCTTTCTCTGCTGTTATTTTTCCTGAAAACGAGGAGTTGGTTCTAGATGCGCTTCAACAATCATTCCGAGCTCGTCGGCCTCCATTCGTATCTAAGCGCAAGTAGCAGCGCTTGGGTGAACTACTCTGACGATAAGCTGGACCGTAACTATGTGGCTCGGCTCGCAGCACAGCGTGGAACTGAGTTGCATGAGTTTGCGTCAGAAGCTATTCGTCTAGGGATTAAGCTTCCGTCTTCAAAGAAGACTCTAAACATGTACGTGAATGACGCTATCGGTTATAACATGCGTCCCGAGGTTCCGTTGTTCTATTCGATCAACGCCTTCGGTACAGCCGATGCTATTTGTTTCCGTCGTAACAAGCTTAGGATTCATGATCTTAAGACTGGGGTAGGCGAGTCAAATGCTGCTGAGCGACAGCTCGAAGTTTACGCGGCATATTTCTGTCTGGAGTATAAGTACCGTCCCGACGCAATCGAGATGGATCTTCGTATCTACCAGAACGACGAGATTCGAATGTATGAAGGAAACGTAGAACGCATCACGTATATTATGGATAAGATCCAGGCCTTTGATAAGCGTATCGAGACTATCAAGCAGGAGGCGACATCGTGATCATCTCAGATGAAAATTATCTAGTGCACTATGGCATCTTGCGTAAGTCTGGACGCTATCCTTGGGGTTCTGGTGGCAATCAGGATGCTCGTAATCGTAGCTTTCTGGACTATGTAGATGGAATGCGTGCTCAAGGTATGAGCGACACTGAGATCGCTCGTGGCATTGGGTTGCTTGACCCGGATTCAAAGTTCAACACATCTGACTTTCGTGCATCTCTCAGCATCGCTCGTGCTGAAGTCAGGGCTTCTAACATTGCGCAAGTAGAGAGAATGCGTAATGTCAAGGGGATGTCTACCCAGGCAATTAGCGATCGTCTGGGTATTCCCGAGCCGACTGTCCGTTCATATTTGAAGCCCGGAGCTAAGGAGCGCACCGACGCGACAAAGAACATTGCGGACATGTTGGAAATGAATGTAGAAAAGCAGGGTTTTATTGATGTTGGTAGTGGTGTGGAGAATCATATTGGCGTTAGCGCCGACCGTCTAAAGGTTGCCACATCAATGCTTAAGGAGCGTGGCTATAAGGTTCACACTGTACAGGTGAATCAGCTAGGCACAGCCCCTGGTCAAAAGACTCTGGTTAAGGTTGTGGGCCCCAAGGAATCTACATATTTGGACGCTAAGCGTGCAGTAGAGGCCGGAAAGGTTGGGCTCACATTCCACCACACAAACGACAACGGTCGAACCATGCTTGGACTCGTGCCCCCTTTGTCGATCGACTCTAAGCGAGTTGGTATTCGATACAAGGAGGATGGCGGAGATAAGGAAGATGGAACGATCTATGTTCGTCGGGGCGTTGAGGATGTATCGCTAGGTTCTAATCGTTATGCTCAGGTTCGTGTTATGGTCAATGACACTCACTATCTCAAAGGTATGGCTTTCTATAAGGATGACATGCCGCCCGGTGTAGACCTTGTTTTCAACACGAATAAGTCAAACACAGGCAGTAAGCTCGACGCAATGAAGAAGATCAAGGATGATCCAGACAACCCCTTTGGATCTTATATTAAGCGTCAGCTGCCGAAGCTGGATAAAGATGGTAATGAGATCCCCAACACCGTCCGTTCAGCAATGAACCTTGTGAATGAAGAAGGCGATTGGTATGACTGGTCGCGAACTCTTTCTTCACAGATGCTTTCTAAGCAGAAGCCCGCACTGATTAAGCAACAGCTTGACATGACATACGATCGTAAGAGGTCTGAGTTGGATGAGATTAACTCACTCACCAACTCAACGGTTCGTAAGAAGCTGCTTCGTGAGTTTGGTGAAGAAGCGGATACTGCGTCAGCACACCTCAAGGCCGCTGGTCTTAAGCGTATGCAGAGTCATGTTATTTTGCCAATTCCTTCGTTGAAGGATAATGAGATCTACGCACCAAACTATAAGGATGGCGAAACAGTCGTCCTTATTCGTTACCCACACGGTGGAACATTCGAGATCCCTGAACTACGGGTCAACAATAGCAACCGTGAAGGCAAAAGTGTAATCACTGGCTCAGCAATCGATGCCGTTGGAATCAACCCCAAGACAGCGGCACGTCTTTCTGGTGCGGACTTTGACGGCGACACAGTCGTTGTTATTCCTAATCCGCGCACAGCTAAGAACCGAATCACATCATCACCACCGCTTGAGGGTTTGAAGAACTTCGATCCTCAGTCTGCGTTTCCTGGGTATGAAGGTATGCCCAAGTTGACCGAAGGTCGAAAGCAACAGCTTATGGGCGATGTTTCTAATCTGATTACTGACATGACCATTAAGGGTGCGTCACAAGATCAGATTGCTCGGGCTGTTCGACATTCAATGGTGGTAATTGACGCAGCAAAGCATGATCTGAATTACAAGGAATCAGAAAGAGTTAATGGCATTCGTCAGCTTAAGGAAGAATTCCAAGGCGCCGGTGTCGGCAACTCTCGCGGAGCTGCGTCCACTATTGTTTCTCGAAAAGGTTCGGTTAAGATTGCGGTGCCTGAGCGAAAGCTTTCTTATGACATCGACCCAGCTACAGGGAAAAAGATCTATAGGGAAACCGGTCGCACATGGGTTAATGAGAAGGGCGAAACAGTAACCCCCGTCTCTAGGGTTAAGGCCATTAGGGAACTGGATGATGTTAGCCCCCTTAGTTCTGGTACCGTGGTAGAATCTCTTTATGTATCCCACTCTAATAAATTGAAGGCCCTTGGAAACGAAGCAAGAAAAGAAGAGGTCCGTACTAAGGGTGTTCGTTTGAACCCCGGTGCCAAGAAGGTCTATAAGAAAGAAGTTGATGATCTAAATGCAAAGTTAAACCTAGCTCTTAGAAACCGCCCCCTTGAAAGACAAGCCCAGATTGTAGCGGGTGCCGAGGTTTCAGCTAGGCGTGCAGCAGATCCCAACATGACCAAAGATGAAGTCAAGAAGGTTGAGCGTCAAGCACTAGAAGCAGCCCGGCTTAGGACTGGCGCTAAGAAGGCACAGATTGTGATTGAGCCCAATGAATGGAAGGCTATTCAGTCAGGCGCAGTCTCAAACAAGATGCTTACTGACATTCTAAACAACGCAGACATGGATGTAGTACGTGAGTTGGCTACTCCTAGAACTAAGTTGTTGATGACATCATCTAAGCAGGCACGTGCTGAGGCTATGCTAGCACAGGGCTACACACAGGCACAGGTAGCAGAACAACTTGGTGTGTCTCTTACTACACTGAAGGATAGTCTATAGAAGGGTGGTGTATGATGTGGGTAATCTATGATGAGTTCATTAGCTTTGATAAGTCAGAACTACAAAGACTAATAGAGGCCTGCCCTATGCCACCACCACTATGGCTAGCTTCTAGTGTTAAGTTGTGTGATGAATCATGATTGTATCAATGCTTACAACTATTGATAATCCTTATGATCCTTTCACACAATGGGATGAATGGTTTCTCTTTGACATGCAAGCAGGATACAATAGTCCTGGAATGGTGGCTCGAATCGCCAAGTTGTCAAATGAACTAACTCCTGCACAAGAGAACAAAGCTATCGAGGATGCTATCGATGAGATTGTAAAGTACAATGTCATTGGTGTGTGGACAAAGGTTCAAAAAGAAGTGAAGACGTAATCGCTGACGGAGGGGGGAGGGGTCTGCAACAATACCCCCCCCCTCTCCAT